CTTATGGAAATCATTAGACGCTTCAAAATCATCAAAATATGGTGCGACGTTTAAATTCGTTTGCTGTGGCATGATTTCTTAGAACTGCAAAATGATTTTTATGTCTTCTTTTTGATTGGCAGACCTAGTAATAGAAGGTCTATTATCAACGTAAATAATATTACCAGAATACTTTTTAGCCTCTGGGTTCGCTATACCATTAGTAAATGTTTGACCAAGGTAGTACGTCCTATTATTTATTACGGTAGATATACCTGTAAAGGAAGTATTGATCGATAAATTAGAACCGGTAGATGGCACAATAGTTAAATTTCCACCAGTTGAAGGAGTAGCAGTAAAATCAACCTGATCAAAACCGTAAGTAGGATCTGTTTGTGCAGTTCCAACGGTATTAAAACCAGCCATGGTCCTATCTTGCCATAACTTTAATACCCCAGTAGTTTGATCATAATTTACAACTCGTGCTACAGCAGTAGTTGCTGTTGCAACAGTTTGGGTAACAAAAGAATCTGCGGTAAAAGTAGCACTACTATATCCAGCACCACTCAATCTCAATGCCTGTAAAGCACTTGCTTTATCCAATCCCAAAAGAGATGCCGATCCATATGCTTGAGGATTCTCAACAAGTCCAACTCTTGCTATTTGATTTCCTGATATAAAATCGGGATTTTCAATATCATTCTCAATTCTTGAATACATAAGAACATTATATGCACCAAGTTCACTGTAAATATCTGCACCATGTCCACCAGGAGGAGACATGACCACATCAAAGGTTGGTCTAGTTGATCCTGTGGGAACACCACCTGATACTAAATCAACATTTCCAAATGTATAATCAGATCCCTGATTCGAGACGGTTACAGATTCTACCTGCTGATCATTATTAACAACAACTGTACATTCTGCTCCTGTACCATCACCCTTAATAGGAACTCTACTGTAAGTTCTGTTGGCAGTTCCAACACCAACACCCCTATCAGTAATAGTTACGATTTTAATAGATCCATCAACTGCATTATCTCTTACCGCAGCATCATCTGTATTTGTTGCCCATGCATCAGGAACAGGAATAAAATCAGTAGAATCAAATTTTACAATATCACCAGGTTTAATAGTATAAAGATATTTCCAAATATATCCATCACCACTAGTTCCAGCAGATCTTGGCTCTAGATCTGTAAAAGTTGGTTCATCAAGAGATGGTTTTCCATTTGGGTTATCTGGATCCATTCCATTCTGAAGGCAAGCATAAACTCTATAATCACTATTAATTACATAAAATGTTGCAGAGTATAAGTTAGTTGCACCAGAAACCTTTGCAGTATTACTACGACTATAATTGCTACGATACATGTCGTAAGTAGTTCCAGATGTCCATGCTCTTTTTTGAACTACTTGTCTTACATCTGTAGAAGTAATCTTCTTCAGTGCAATTATAGTATCCCAATAGTCATTTTCTTCATTAAAATTATCCTTGGGGGAAGGAGGTGAAGTATCCCAATCAGTTTGAATATCGGTTGCATTGGGCAATCCAATAAAAGAATAATATGCGTTAGTACTAGTTTGTACACCCGATACAAAATTCTTCGCATTTAATATTCTAATCTGATCGGTTATAATGGCAGCCATTTTTTGGAACTTTTTATTTATTTATTAAGAATTTAAACGTTGTAAGACTTATACTTCAGAGAAGCAGATCTTTCAACACTTGCAGAGGTGGAAAGACCCACAACTCCACTTGATGTATATGATGTATATGAGGTGGAAATTCCTCTAGATACTAGATCTATTTTACCCCATGTATATTTACCATAGTTAGGAGATGAGGTAATTCCTGAGGTAGATCCAAAGTGCATTGGATCTTTAACGGCGGCAAATACTCTTCTGACATCAGTATAACCAACACCTAGAATATTTACTTGTACAGTTTCTGCACTATAAACTTGATATACATTATCTATAAAGGATATACCAGTACCAACGGTATCAGCAGTATCTTTCGCAATTGAAACTATAGATGTTGTAGCAGATCCAATATTAGAATTATCAACTACAAAATAATCACCAGATACTAAGGAACTAACAGTTGTGATACTACCAGAAGCAAGAGAATCTATCATATAAAGAGATTGTCTTAAGAATGAATCAGTTGGAATGAATAGATCCATCATGAAGGCAGTTGTACCAACACCAACAGCTGTGGTACCAAATCCAACTATAACTCCTTCATCTCCATGATAATCATTAACTTTATCTTCCTCTTCCTGTACAACTGGTGGTCCAATAAGAACAGCAGGAGGACTTGTCTGACTATAACCAGATCCTTGAACAGAAACCGCAATACCAGTAACTACTCCATTAGTAATTGAGGCAGTTCCTATAGCATCAGCAGTTGTTCCAACTCCAACAGCAGTCTTACCAATACTTACAGTAGGTGTAGCACCGTAACCAACACCACCTTCAGATATAGTAAAGGAAGAAATTGTTCCTGCAACAGAAACTACAGCTGTTGCCGCAGCAGCAACTTTAGTACCTGCAGGTCTTACAATCTTAACTTTATCTTGGAAAGTAAGATTGGCAGTTGAGATTTCATTCTTAGGATTAAAGAATGGTCTTACACTAGTAACATAAACTTGTGTAGATCCAATACCAACTGACTGAATAATATTAGATGTTGGATGAATAACAGGTTCATACAATTCTCTATCCTTTCCAACAGGAAGATCATTAATAATCTTATCTTCAGTCTGTCTACACCATTTAACTGGACGTAGCATAGATTCATTAGAAGTATTACCTGGCCCATAATATGGAACAGTATCTACAGTATCAGTTGATGTTACTAAAGTAACTGCTCTAGGGTCTTCTTTAAACCAAACTCCTTGATCATCATTATTATAAATCTGTAAATTATCACCTTTCTTAACGGTTTCAATAACATTTCTAAAGATAACGTCCACATCATCTCCAGTCCCCTTATAGAAGAGAATCTTACATGTATCACCATCTTTAGGTGCTTCAGTAAATTCAATAATACTACCACCTTCAAACTTATATCCGTCACCAGGAACTTGGAGAATATCATTAACAAAGATCAAAAGAACATCCTGAACATCAATAACTGATCCTTTTCCTGCTCTAATAGAGACTGTAGATGCATCTTTAGTTAATGGGAATGTTTTTCTTCCACCATTAAAGTAAAGAGCAATATTATCAAGTGCTTCTAATGTACCAATAGTCCATCCAGTAAACTCATCACTAAAGATTCTATCTACTGTAATTTCAAATTGGTTGTTTGTAAAGGAAGTACTTGTAGGAATTCCACTTCCACCACCAAATGGAACTGTTAATGTTTCACTCATACCATAAGCATAACCAGTATTATTCACTCTAAAGTCAGTTATACTAGATGCTTGTCCGACAACAATATCGATAGTTGCTTCAGATCCAATACCAGTACTTCCAGTAGCATATTGTAAAGGAATATTAGTATAAGAAAGTGGATCGTCAATTACAACTTCCATTGGTTTATCAACTCGTCCACCCCTCGAATAATAATGCCTACGTGTCGAAATACCTGTTTGAACCTCAAAGGTAGTATCGTTAACAACTGTTAGAACCGTTGCTCCAGGTGCAGCCTCATCAGTTGGTCTAGGAGCAATAATTACTGGTTGAACTGAAGCATATGATGTAGCACCAGTATAATAGTTGGTAGTTGTTGTAACTCCAATATCAACACTAAATCCTGTTGCACTTACAATACCTGCAACTGGTACACCTGCATAAGATGGATCACCTTCTCTAGGATATCTGTGCCTAGTAGCATTACTATCCTTAGCACAAGTAAAGATTAATGATTCTCTACCAAGTTTGAGTGTATCTCCTTTCGTTATATTGTGAGTTCCTACTCCAATTACTAAATCACCAGTTGTCTGGTAGTAAGTTGCAGTATTAGCAGGATATTGAACAAATGGTGTTCTTCCAACATTAACACTTATACTATTAGCAGTTGTTGCACCAACTGATACTGAAGTATTATAATATGGATCACTACCGCGTGGATATGAATGCTCACTACCATGCTGATCCATACCACAAGTAAATGTCAAACTTTCATTTGCTAGTTTTACAGAATCACCAGCCTTGGTCAATCCGTCTGTGGTAGCAGTTACGAAAGTATGAACTCCAGTATTTGTAGAAGGAGTTGTATCTAGAACATTAACTTCAAATACACTAGTTGTTACTCCAGTAATTGCTAACCACTTATTACTCTTAGGATCAGTCGATCTTGGATAAGTATGCTCTGTTGCATGGGAATCTTCAGTACAAGTAAAGGTTAATGAACCATCAGCAAACTTGACTCTATCTCCATTAGTAAATGGATGACTAGGTACCATACATGTCATAATACCAGTAGTTGGATTATAATCTGCATGCACTACTGTATAATCTGCAGAACCACTTACGTTATGATTAGGTACTGAGAGAACCATCTCACCGGTTGATCCATTGTAAGCAGCACCATTATTAGCGACTTGTGCGTAAGTTGTTATACCAACGAAGAGACTAATAGTACCTCCATAGGTTGCACCTACACCAATCTGCTTATTATAAACTGGATCAGTTAAACGAGGATATGTATGCTCAGTAGCATAATTATCCTTACCACAAGTAAATGCTAATGTATTAGTTCCAATTCCAATAGTACTTGTTGCTTTTTGAATTGGTGAAGAAGCAGAAACAAAACTATGAGTACCTGCATCAGCATCTCCAGCAGCTCCAACAGCAACACTAAAGGTATTAGTGCTAACATCAGTAATTGACAACCAGTTGCTTCCTGTTCTATCTCTATCACCAACACTAGATCTTGGATATGAATGATTTGTGGCGTTTCCGTCCTTATCACATGTAAATGTTATAGCACCTTCAGGAATGCGAATATATTCTCCAGTAGCAAATCCATGACTAGCAACTGTCATTGTCATGATACCTGCAGTAGGATCATAAACAGCATTAGTTACATCATGAGAAGTAGATGTAGAGAATGCATGACCACCTCCAACTTCTAATAACAACTCACCAGTCTTAGGATAGTATGTTCCGATTGAAACTGGATGATTTACAACCGTTGACATACCAACGTTAATTGTAAAGGCAGTAGCAGAAGTCTTAGTAATTGCTGTTGTTATACCTGCAATAGGGTCACTTGCGCGAGGATAAGCATGATTAGTAGCATCGTCATCTCTTGCACAAGTAAAGACTATAGACTCATTATCAAGTGTAATAGTATCACTAGTTGCCATACCATGAGCAGAACCAAAGGTTAATGTCAGAACACCAGTAGATGGTGCATATCCAACATTACTAGGAGTCTTCTGATTTCCAGATTCAGCACCACTCTGAACATTAACAGCATTAGTTGCAGCACTTACAAATGTATGTGCATAATTACCGCCAGTGAATACTGCACTCGTTCCAGCACTTACAAATTTATGAGGATAATTCTCTTCAAGAGTTAAAGTACCGCTTCCAGAACCAGGTGTATACTTAACATGAGTTGATACTCCAACATTAATAGTAACAGTATCTCCCGTTACCCCAGTAATAGCTGTCTTAGTATTATGAATTGGGTCAGTAGTACGAGGATAAGCATGAACTGTGGCATATCCATCCATTGCACATTTGAACGAAACACCCCCTGTACCGATCCCTAAGGTCTCTGAAGTGGTTGCACCATGATTGGGGAGTGTAAGTACTAAATCACCCGTTGTAGGGTCATATGTAGCGTCCGTAGGTTGAGTTGTACCAACACCTGCAGTGGCAGTTCCAGCTGCATTCCAAATGACAGTCTCTGAAGTCATGCCACTTACAAAGGTGTGAGTATAGTCTCCACCAGTTATGACTGCATCCTCAACTGCGCCTACAAAATTATGTCCGTAATTACCACCACTCTTAACTGGACCAGTTGTACCAACACCTACAAATGTATGAGCATATTGGAACTTAGGATCAGCAGCAGTAACATTTAATGTAATGTTACCAGTCTGTGTTGTAATACCTGAAGCAGTAGCAGATACAAAGGTATGAGCACTTGTATTACTTGAAGGAGTAGTTTCAAGAATCTTAGCAGAGAATCTCTTAACTCCAGGAACAGTTAAAACATTTAACCACTTACCACTTGCATAATCTCCAGGTCTAGGATAACTATGCTCAGTAAGATCACCATCTTTAGCACAAGTAAAGGTTAATGAATTATCCGCAATATTAACTTTATCTCCAACTATCATTCCATGATTAACAGTAGTAGTAATAGTAACAATACCAACTACAGGATCATATACTGCATTGTTTGCAGTTAATGTATTTCCAACTCCAGTAACATCGATTGCAGTATCATAGAATCTATCTCTATTTCTTGGATAAATGTGTTGATATGCTCCACTATCAAGATCGCAAGTGAATGCCATTCCGGTCATCACTACATTACCCTTAGTCTTATTGCCAACTACTAATCCATGAGCAGTAGTTGTAAAGACTGTCATAATACCAGCAACACCATCATAAACTGCAGTGTTAAT